CTCCATCAACTTATTAGCAGTACTGAGAAAAATAGAAACTATTGATGCAATGTCTTCAGTTGATGTGATTCAAAATAGTCCAAACTGGTTGGCACAGAAACTGAGACTATACCCAACATCATCCCTAGCATCAAAATTGTCTTGCTTGCAATATCAGTTAGAAGAATACATCTCTGGTAAAGCAGTAGATATTGAGGACCATTTTCTTAATTTTGGAGTTGGCAAAGCTGATTTGACGTATTTTGTTGATGGAGAATACCTGTTTGTAGATGTAACAACCTCTAAAGATGAAAGGAACATAACAAATAAAACAATTGGTATAAAGTCTCAAATCAGGAAGGTGGACAACTCTAAAGCAGAAGTTAGGGTAATACCTATTATCAAAACATTAGAGGAACCAGCCATTTTTTGGAAAAGAAATAGTGAGGATAAATGTGATGTATTATTTAAGACACTGTTAAATGTCAAGCCTAAGATTAAAGAAGAAATAATAACAGGAATCTGTCACAATATTTACCCTAAATATATACAAACTCTTTTATCATCAAAGTCGAAAACAGAAGAAATGCAAGGTCATTTATCATATGATATCACAACACATGATGCAGATATAATGACTAATGATAATAGGGTTCTAGAACAAATATCAGACATGGTTGAACTTTTGAAGGGTTATGATAAGAGATCACCTTTAAGAGTGCCTATACCAAAACAAGATTCAAACATAATAAATTCAGAACCAGATAAAGAAGATCCTATCAATCTTGCATTACATTACATAGTTGCTAACACAGATTATTTGAAGCCTAATACTTTGTATGTAATCGATGTTGATAGTGCCGGAAATTGTGAAAAGGCATCAGAACAAAATTTATCTGAAAAAGAGGTAGACCATCTGATTAAGTATAAAGAAGATGGTATAACAAATTTACAAATTATAACTGCTAAAAATGCACACCCATGCATATCTTTTATTTTGGGAGAGGATGTTGCAACTACATTGCAAGGTAAAAAATACTTCAAACATTTTACCCTAGGCACAAATATACTAAACTCAAATTTTGGATCACAGCACTTAGATCATAGGGTTAAAGTTGAAAGAGAAAAGAGATACAAACCAGTTTCACTATTCGAAGCAGCTAAATCAATAAAAGAACACAACGATCTTGTTGATGAACTAGCAGTTGACTACAAGGTGTCGACATTTGTTAAGAAGATAGCAACTATATCAAATAATGAATCAAATAGAGAGTGGTTCAAATTTTGGTCAGGAGCTTATCAAGATTCACCCTTAAAATCTCTTGGTTTTTATATAGCATCGATACTATACAGTTATTCAAGAACTATAAGTATAGCATTATCTGAGAAAACACCAAAACACAGATTTAGATTGGTTATGAACCCAGAGGAAGATTGTTACATAGCTATATCAACAAGTAAGAGGATTAATAATGTCACTGATATTTGTGCATCATTTTTGTGTGATAACATAAAATTGAATTCTAACGACAGGTCTCGTAATAGAACTGTCACATTATCACAAAGAGAAGTCACATGGTGGATAAAACTGATGCCCACTTTACTAGCAAAGTATTCCGTTGATGCTCAACATAATCTCACACTTTCAAAAGATGATAGGCCCAGACAGATTAAAAGGAGAGATTTGGTGGAATTCTTGCTAATGCATTTAAGTACTAGGCAAACAGATAGCATTATACAAGGTCAACTCAGATATACAATGGCTGGGTTGTATTCACCTTTAACAAGTAAATTTGGGGCTATTGAGAAAATTAAGGGTTTAGTGATCAAAGGGCCACATATGATGACCTATTTTTTAAGAATGTGTAAGTTGCATGCCATATCATTTTTAACAAAAAGTGGTATAACACCCGCAATAGAGATACATGAAGAATCGCCTATTGCAGTTGCTGTGCCTTTTCAGTCAACACCTGTTGTGTCATATCCACAGTACATAGATGCAATATTTGATTCATCTATGTTTAATAAAATTAAAGATAGGAAAGTAGAAAGTCAAGCAATAGACTGGTTAAACCTGGTTGAAACTGATGATGAATTCAATAGAGTTAAACAAAGCAGACCAGAATTGATACAGGGTTATACAAATGAGACTTCCATATTTATAGATAGTGTCATATCCAACCCAGAAGTACTATCTAGAGATGTATCTTCGGCTAACTCTTACTTGCTTAAGGCTGCAGTAGAGATGGACAGAACACTATTGGGCACAAAAGAAAAATTTAAATGGAACATGCTTGGTATGTTGATAATTGCCATAAAACAATCAAGAGGGAGAACTCTAGTGGAAGAAACAGAGAATATCAACAATTCTCTATCTTATTTGATGAATGAAAGTTTATCCACTATAATGTCATCAACAGGATCAGTTGAAAAAGGTCCAGTTACCAAAGAAAGACAATCAATAAGAAAGTCAACAGCTCTAGCATGGGAACTTGTTGCGGAGCATTCTAAGAATCCAACAATGAAAAAAGTTGGCAGAAATCTTTACAATATTGCTTCTGAGTTTCCTACATTGCACCAATCGGTTCTATCATCATCGCTCAATATAATACTTCATAATGGTACTGCACCTATAGTGTCTAGGACAGAAACAAAGGATCAGAAAGATAGCTATAGGGAATTTTCACCAATGAATGCTATAGGTGTTATCTCTTGTAGAGCTGCAGAAAGGTTAATTTATCAAGCACTGCCCATGTACCCGACAGATAGGATGGCTGACACTGATCCAGAGCATACTCTCTATATTGCTGTTAAAGAAACAGAAAGAACAACTAGAAATATTTACATTTCTGCAGATTGTTCAAGGTTTGGCCCTAACCAGATAATGTGCAAGTCCAGGGTTGTAGCATTTTCTTTATGCTTCACTCACAGAAAGCAAGATATTTACATAACAAATACCACATACGAGTTGTTAGCAGAGTCAACAAGATTAATGGAAAATAAACTAGCAAAGGTTCCATATGAACTATACAACTTTATAATTAAATCTGGAGGTTTACAACGTATAAAGAAACATAACCCTGACTCAGTCTATGGTAAACTAGCAAGTATGGTTATAGAAACATACAAGACAACAAAAATGCCCAATTACATGCTGCAGAAATTCGGTATGTATCAAGGTGCACTAGGAATGTTTTCTTCAATTGCTAGTACTATGCTTCATGATACACTCATAGATGTTGTTAAAGACTATAACATATGCAGTGTCCCTAGAGCTTTAGTAACAAATGATGATAGTTTACTTATATTCCCTGAGGTCACAATGAATATTAAGGATACTTCTAGTATATTACTCAATACATTGTACAAAATACTGTATATAGGAGGACAAATTTTGAACAAATTTAAAACAGTCCCAACAACCAAAATAGCTGAGTTTCACAGTACATTTGCCCTACCACGTGGTCTGATATGTCCAGAGCTAAAACAACTTTTTGCAGGGATACAAATATCATCTGGTGAATCATTATACAAAGACTCTAGGCATGCTATAGAGCAAGCTGTGAGTGCTGTGAGAAATGGCGTATCATTGTTCTCCGCAACAAGTTTAGCTGTTATTTTAACAACTGTTTATTGTGACCAATACAACAGGTGGTTGTCATTCAAGAACAATGGTTTCAGATTGTCTCAGATGGGAGGACCTTGTGAAATAAATATACTTGGAGAAATGTTTTTACCCAATTTTTCTGATATGAAATACATGAATAAACTTGAAATTCCAATAGATGTGCAAACTGGTTTCCTAACAAACACAATGATATCTGAGAGTGTAAA